AAGTTTACCTATTAAAAGGTACAACAATAGAACCGGGCCAAGCAATAGTTCCAGTTGGTGGCGAACAAAAATTAGTTGTTATGCCAAGTCAAGAATTGTGCGTAAGGTCAAATACTGCATCTAGTGCAGATTGTACAATAAGTGTATTGGAGATTAGTAACTAATGGCTGTAATACCAAAATATTTAGGAAATCCAGCACAAACTGGACGCAGTTGCTTTCATGGATTTAGCAAAAATAGTAACGGAGATTTACTATATACCAGAATTACTAGTGGTAGTATAGTGCTTAAAGACGGTAATGGGAATCAACTATATCCCGAGCAATACATTGGAACCGACGATGGAACTTATTCGATAAATACCAATGGACAATTAATTTATACGTTTAGTGAGAACCCGCAATGACAGTTATTAACCTAGGAAATTTAAAATTTACGTGGAAGGGCGAATGGGCTCAAACCACTGCATATAACAAAGATGACGTAGTAAAATACGGTCCTAGTGTTTGGGTTTGTACAGACGCACATACTTCAACAAGTGCGTTTTCTGACAATTCTGCCAAGTTTGAAGTTATGGCAGAAGGTTTAGAAAATGCGGGTACATGGAATTCGGGCACACTATATCAAAAAGGACAAACAGTAACATATGGTGGTGCTGTTTATATTGCACTTCAAGAATCAACAAATCAAAATCCATATGATCAACCAGGATACTGGCAAAAGTTTGTAGACGGACAACAGTTTGAAGGCAACTATAATATTGCAACAAACTATCAAAAGGGTGACATTGTTTACTATGGCGGTTACCTGTATGTTGCAAAACAAAATACACTAAACAATGATCCTACTAATAATGTTTATTGGGATGTCTTTTCTAAAGGCTTTGAATTTGTAGGTTCATGGAACAATTCTACACAATATCGTCCAGGTGACACAGTTCAATACGGTGGTAACAGATATGTGGTCAAACAAGGACAAAGACCTTTAGGTCAAACAGAAAATCCAACCAATACAACTTTCTGGGACACAATAGTAAGCGGACTAAGATGGTTAACAAATTGGAATAATTTATCAGATTATGGTCCAGGAGATGTTGTTAAGTATGGTGGTAAAATTTATGTTTGTGTGCAAAGTGTTGTCTATAATGTAGGAACACCAAACGACCCTCCAACAATTAAAACAGACGACTGGGATTTACTAGTAGACGGATTTAGTTGGAGAGGTGATTACTCGGATAGTAACAGTTATCTACCAGGAGATATTGTAAGATTAAATGGTAGAAATTATATTTGTGTTGAAGGATATGAAAACGACGGATCGTCAACTCCTGCGCCGCCAAATACAGATTTTTGGGCATTATTCACAGATGGCGTGAGTTGGCAAGGAACATGGGGTCCAACAATTTACTATCAAATTGGTGATATTGTAGAATATCAACTTTCTAGTTATGTTAGTATTACAACAAACAACTTTAGTAATGTCCCAGCAACAACACCAAGCCAATGGCAGTTGCTTGCACAAGGTGACACAAATGCTGTACACACCACAAGAGGTGATATTGCATTTAGAGATAGCACACAGGTTACACGTTTACCAATTGGTCCAGCGGGATCATTCTTATACAGTGACGGTAATGAACCTAAATGGGGACACCTAGTTCCGCAAAATGATTACTTTGTATCTCCACAAGGTAGTGACAGTAACGATGGTAGAACCGCTACAAGCAGTTGGAAAACTCTACAACACGCGGCACAGCAGACATTTAGTTTAGGACAATGTCGTATTAATGTAAGTGCAGGTGTTTACGAAGAACAATGTCCTATTAGAGTAGGACGTAGTGTTGTTATTGAAGGTAATGGTCTTGGTGCTGTTACAATTTCGCCAAATACAACAGAAGATAAAGGATACGGTGTTGGAATTTCAAATGATGGATCAACGCCTAATGCAAACTCAAATGTGTTCCATATGAATAACGGTGCAAGACTGCGTAACTTTGTGTTTAGAAACTTTTCAACAGGCAGTGTTATTGTTTCGTTAGACCCAGGCGATGGTCCAGATGACACAAGCGTATGGATTACTTCACAATCACCGTATGTACAAAACTGTACTTCATTTACACCAGGTGGTACTGGATTTAAGATTGATGGCGCTCTACACAATGGTGGTTACAAATCAATGGTTGCTAATGACTGGACACAGATTAACAGTGACGGTGTTGGTATTCATGCTCTAAACGATGGTAGAACTGAGATTGTATCATGCTTTACATATTATTGTGATATTGGTTACCTTGCAGAATCAGGTGGTAAGATCCGTGGTATTGTTGGTAACAACTCATATGGAGAATATGGATGTGTTGCACGTGGTTATTCACAGACAGAAACACCATTAAGAGGTAAACTAAGACTTACAGATAAAACAATTGATTCGGTACAAACACTGGGAGCAAATGTTCATGTTTTCACTAGTTATAGAGACAGTGTAGGTAATAGATTTTTTGTAGGACATACAGATCCAACCGGAACAGATGTAACAAGTAGTTGGGATAATACTGCTTCTTATCCGTTTGTTGCTAAATTTAATTCAGCAGGTAGTTTAGATTGGATTTACACATATGAAACTACATTCGGTGCTGTGCATAGTGCTGTTGAATTAAGTGACAGAATTTATTGTGGTGGTGTTATTTACGACGGTGGCACAAATAAAGGATTTATTTTAAGTATTTCAAAAGCAGGTGAAATTCAATGGCAAAAAACAATCGGTAATACAAGTGAGATTGTTGATCTAACTACTGATGACAATAACTTATATGCGGTAGGTACACACACTACAACTGGTACAACAGTTATTAAAACAAATCCAGCAGGTGTTGAACAATGGTCAAGAACACTAGAATACAACGATTCAAGTGCGGCCAATACCATTGTACCAACTAGTGTTACTTTTGCTGGAACACCAACTACTTCAGTAGACACGTATGCACTAGCAGGTGATGCAACAGCAGAAGATAACTTGTATATTGCGGCTTATGATAGCACAGTAAATCAATCTACTATAACAAGATTAACTAGTACAGGTGGATATGTTGCTACATATCAATATGGTGATGTAAGAATCAACAGTTTGAAATTAGATACTGGCAATGGTGATGGCATTTATCTAATGGCCGCTGGTTATTATGATCCAGCCGGTGCTGTTACTAAAAATCCGTTAGCATTTAGATTAAGTGTTGACGGTGCTGTACAATGGCAAAGACAACTAGCACTAGGCAGTGAAAATGGCGAATGGAAAGATGTATTACCATTTGGTAATGACATTTATCTTGCAGGTTATATAAATGAAGGAACTAATAACAATAACACAGGTATTGTTGCTAGATATTCGGCTAATGGCACAGTTAGTTGGCACCAAATATTTGATAATGGTACTAACAATATTGCACTAAACGGAGTAATGCTTGACGGTGTTAACGTTATTGCCGCTGGTATTGAACAAGGTAATAGTGTAATTTTGAACGTACAAAGAGACATCAGTGGTGGTATTGGAACTGTATCTAGTGGTAGTTATGCATATGCCGCTATAGTAGGAGAAACAGTATCAAGTAGCACTGTTGTACAACAAGCATTTAATGAAATTGATAGCACAAATGTTGCACTTGGTGTAACAGATACTAGTTTAACTCTTAATACTAGTCCAACACAAACAAGAACTGTAACAGCAACTAGAGCAGGTTTTGCAGGTATTGGTACTGGTGTTCTATTTACAATTGATTCATTAAACAGACAACCAAAAGATGGTTCGGTACTACAGATTAACGGCGACAGTGAAACTTATTTTGTTATTGGTGTCAGCAATTATATAGCACCAAGTTATACAACAGGTAATAATCCAAATGCACAAGCAATTTTATCTGCTAATAAAGAATTCTTAAAAGATGAAATGATTGCTTGGATTAACAACGAAATTAATGACGGGCCTGGATCTAGTGGCGATGCTATCTGGGACGGATTTAGTTACAATCAAACTACTTGTGAAAGAGATACAGGTTTAATCATTGATGCATTAATTACCGACTTAGATTATAATTCAAACGGTGAAACTATTGATGCGGCTTATGCTTACTGGAATAATGCAAGTGGATTGTATTCAATTACAAATGAGAAACAACAAACTGTTGCGGCATGGACTTACTTTAAGAGCATTGTTGATGATATACTAAATCAAAATCCTATTACTCCAACAACAGGAAACAGTTTAACACAAACTACTGGATTATCTACTACCGAAGCAACAACAGTTACACTTACACAAAATAATGTACAAGCACTGATTGACACAATTGACGGTGGTTTAGATAATGCTCCTGCTAAAACAAATTACGGTACTTGTCAAATACAAATCGACCCTGCATTACCAAGTAACAAAACACCAAATGATTTAACTCATGTTACATTTAGAGAAGCATTTAGTCAGGTACGTATGAGTGGACATGACTTCTTGGATATCGGTACTGGCGGATTTGCAGATACTAACTATCCGGTTATTATTGCTAGTGACTATGCACAAGCACCAAGCCAAGATAGAGAAGTATTAAGCGAAGATGGCGGCAGAGTGTTTTACGTAACCACTGACCAAGATGGTAACTTCCGAGTTGGCGACTACTTTAAAGTTGAACAGGCCACAGGTAGAGCCACACTTTCATCGGAAGAGTTCGACCTTGCTGGTCTTAACGAACTACAACTTGGTTCGATTACAGCAGGTAAGCAAGGTGCTACTATTAACGAATTTAGTACAGACGGTACGTTTGCTGATAATTCAGACGAAGCAGTACCAACTGAAAAAGCAGTTAAAACATATGTAGATACTGAAATAAATCTTTTAAGTGCAAGTCAAGGAACTATTGTTGCTGGTACTAACCCTACACAATCTAAAGTAGAAGTTACTGGTAGCGGTGCAAGTACAGATACAATTGACTTTGATATTGCAGGTAACCAAGTTGCACAAATTGCGGCTTCTCACTTAACATTACCAAGCGGAACAACACTGGATAGACCAGGAACTCCAACAAGTGGTATGTTTAGATATAACACAACAACTAACAGTCTTGAAGTTTATGGTGCAAGCAGTTGGGAACCTGCGGGAAGTATCAAATGGTCAGTAGTAAATACAGCAAGTAATATCACAAAAGGCGAAGGCTTTATGTGTGATACTAGCGGTGGAGCATTTATTGTAACTTTACCTGCATCACCAGCACTAGGAGATGCTGTGAGAATACTAGATCTTGCAGGAACTTTTGATACAGAAAATCTAGTACTAGCAAGGAACGGAAATAATATAATGGGACTAGCACAAGACTTAACACTGTCAACCGAAAATGCGGCAATTGGTTTGGTTTATTCAAATGCAACATATGGTTGGAAATTGATTGAGGTACTATAATGAGCGACTTGAGAGACTTTACTGGTAAGAATAGAAGATTTACAGGAACAGGTAGTATCAAAGTGCCTGTTGGTGGTAGCGGTGACAGACCAAGCGGTACTGTTGGAGAATTAAGATACAACACAGATTTGGGTTTCTTAGAACAGTATAATGCTACAGGTTGGGCAGGCATTGATGCACCACCTACAGTATCAAATCAAACTGGTACAATTTATGAAGCACAAAATACAACTATCACAGTATTAGGATCTAATTTTAAATCAGGTTCAACAGTTCAAGTAGTAGGCGCAGGTGTTAGTGGAATTGATAGATCACTAGTAACAACATTTGTAAACAGCGGAGAATTAACTTGTGCAACCAATGCCGCTAGTGTAAATTATGTTCCTGGAGCAAGTTATGGTATTAAGGTTACTAACCCTTCAGGTCTTTCAGCGGTATTAGAACCAGCAGGAACAATTAACACATTCCCTGTATGGCAAACAGCCGCAGGCAGTGTTGCAGACATATACGATAGCGGAAGAGGCGGTTACGGAACCATTACATTATCTGCAACTGACGCTGACGGAGGCGCAGTAACATATTCATTAGTATCAGGGAGTGTTCCATCAGGAATGACTTTCAACAGTAACGGTACAATTACAGGAACAGCGAATGCAGTTGGTTCAGATACTACTTCAAACTTTACTGTTAGAGCAACAGATGATGAAGGCGATACACTAGATAGAGCATTTTCAATTACAGTTCGTTCACCAAAAACAGCAACATTTACATCCACAGGCGGGTTTACATGGAACGTACCAACTGGTGTTACAAATGTAAGAGTATTAGTAGTAGCCGGCGGTGGTGGTGGTGGCACACGTAATGGTGGTGCTAACTCAGGCGGTACTGACGGAGGTGCCGGAGCAGGAGCAGGCGGTATGATTGATGTACCTAGTTTTCCTGTTAGTCCGGGAGGTTCAGTAAGCGGATCAATCGGCAGAGGCGGCTTTGGTGGTGCTAACGGATACTCCGGTGGTGAAACACCAGGCGAAAAAGGAACAAATTCAACATTTGGAACACTAACTGCTATCGGTGGCGGTTATGGAGGCTGTGGTCCAGGAGGCCCAATTGCTAACGGTGGCCCAGGTGGATCAGGTGGCGGTCGTGGAGGCGGTGGTTCTCCGAGTGGACCAACAGGATCTGCAGAACAGCCAGGACAACCAGGCGATAGTGGAACATATGGTTACGGTAATGCAGGTGGACCAAATCCAAACCAGTCTCCGTATTCAGGAGCAGGTGGCGGAGGCGCCGGAGGCGTTGGAGGCACTGGTGGTAATGGACGTAGAGCCCCAGGAGGTTCAGGTCGTAACTCGGATATTTCGGGTTCAACAGTAACATACGCTGGAGGCGGTGGAGGAGGATCAGGTTCTTCTACCAACATTGAAGGCGGAGGCGGATCCGGTGGTGGAGGCTCAGGCGGCGCTCCAGGAAACAACGGCGGCGATGGTTCAACTAACCGTGGCGGTGGCGGTGGCGGTGGCGCTGGTGCTAACCCAACAGGTGGTGGCGCTGGAGGCCGTGGCGGACCAGGTATTGTTATTGTAAGATACTAAAACAATAACTATCTGTGCATGAGTACAGAAACGTTACCAGTATATCTTAAGGATAATTTCCTAACCAAAACAGAATGTCAAACACTTATAGATCTGTTTGACAAACATCATTCTTCTATAGGAACAGTATTCGACGATAGGAAAATTTTACACATTCCGATAGCATGTGTAAAACTAAGTAATGACGATACAAAAAATGATGCAGATTATCTTAAGTTTTTTTCAAAAAAGATTGATGTTAATATACACAGTATCGAGCCTCGAGCATATACAAACTATTCACATATAACTAGGCGAGAAAAAGGAAACTATCAACCTTCTCATTTGGATTTTAACTATCATGCTTTTACAAGCATAATCTATCTAAATGATAACTTTACTGGTGGCGAAACAAAAGTAGCAGATGAAATAATAGAACCTAAAGCAGGAACTATTATAACCTTTCAAGGCAATAAAATACAACACGAAGTTTTACCTGTCATAGAAGGTATAAGATATAACGTGCTAGTTTGGTATAAATGCTATTAGTTTTGTAGTTTTATATTTCCACTTAAACTAATTCTATATTCGTCTGATGTATAAAACGGATTAACATAGTGTAACATACTAGAAGGAAACATACAAATTTTCCCTTCAAAGTTTTTATCAACATGAATGTTATATGTTTTAATTTTACCTAATCCGTCTGTGTATAAAAAATGAAACATACTTGTTTTACTACCTTGATTAACATTACCAAAATAATCTAGTTCTTGTTGTAAATCATAAGGAATTTTTAACCATATTACAAAACTAAAAACGCCGCTATGCGAATGCGGAGGATTAAATTCATATTTCTTTTGAAAGTTAATCCAGTAATTATCAAGTCCTAGTGGTGCATCGTTGAATAACACATTAAAATCTTTTAGATAATTAGGAAACTGTTCGTTATAATCACTAATTAAATCATTTAAAAATATATCTAATTTTTGATTGTAACCTAAAGCATATTCGTGTTTGATATGACCAACTAAACTGTCATTATATGCAGATCCTTTAGAAAAGTCTGCTTGTAAGTTATTTGCAGTAGTGTTAATATCTTCAACTAAATCTGCAGGTAGGTCACTAACAATAGCACCAATTTCTCCCAAAGAAATATAATTATTCATTTGGCGGATTCTCCTTAGGACCTGGAAACAATTCCCATTGTTTGTCACTGTTCCATTTGCGACTTTCTGGTCCCATGCCTAGCATAGGTCTAGTATCATATTTTAATACAGCCTTTGGTCCTTTTGCTCTTACAAAAAAGAAAAAAGCATTTATTTGTTCTGTACCTTCATAAGGATCTCTCCAGTGATATAATTCGTTGCCTCTATACAATACTGCGTCACCCGGTTCTTGAATAATGTATTTCTTTTCACCTTCTAGTGTTTCCATGCCTAAATGCCATGGATGATTAGGATCTGTTTTTACGCATAACGAAACACTAAATTCGCTACTGCTACGATCAATATGGTATTTCATTTCAGCACCTGTGTAATAAATTCTTGCATAAGTGTATGTAGGATATACAGGCTCGCCTATTTCTTTTTCAACAATATCTTTTACAATAGTATCACTTAGGCTTTCAAATATTAGAGGACTATACCAACTAAAACTTTTTTCAACCATTTCATCTTGATAAGGATATGGATGACCATTGTCAACAGCATATCCTGCTAAATCCCTAGCCATTTCAAATTCTTTAGCCGCTACTCTACACACTTCTTTAGGAACAGCGTTTTTTATTTCTTTGTAATATTCTTTTTCAAAACTCATGTTACGATCTTTCTTGTACAAAGTTATAAGAAATAGTTATTCTATCTTTGTTACTGTGTTGTTTTTCTACTGAATGAATAGTATCGCTAGTAAAAATTAATAGTTTGCCTGCATCTACATTATAGTTTATAGTGCCGAACGTATTGCTAGACATTTCGTCATATTCGATATAAAACATTTCATTTTTAGGACTTTTAAAATAAACTTTTGCACTGTCATGATCTCCTGCTAACATATAGATAGCAGAGATAGTCAATCCAGGATGCACATGAAATTCTTGAAAGTCATTTTGTTCGTAAATATTAAACCAACTACAATGCGGAATCAAAGGTGTTTTAATTTTTAACATTTCAGCATAGTTGTTGACTTGTTCAACTACCCAATTATTAAGTGTTTCAAATTTTTTGTCAGTAAAACAGTCATGTTGACCATCACTAGTATTATATGTGTCTTTTGATATCCAGTCTTTGCCACCTGGCTGTACTTGTTGTTTTATATTTTTACAGTGTTCTACTAAACTAGATTCGATCTTGTTATGATCAGGATTAAACACATAGCCAATAGTGGTAGGAAACCAATGTTCTAATTGAATACTCATTCTACTATAACTCCTAATTCAGGCAGATACAAATAATCTATTTTGCTGTTGTTTAGTGTATTAATTGCATCATCTATTGTTTCTACAATACAATCGCCAGCAAGATTAAAACTAGTATTAAAAAGAATAGGAACTCCTGTTAGTGTTTCAAATTCTTTAATCAATTCATAGAAGTTTTTGTTTTGTTCTTTGGTTATTGTTTGAACCCTGCAAGTATTATCTACATGATTGATAGCCGGAATTAAGTCTACTTTGTCTTTTAGAGTATCTACAGCATACATCATGTATGGAGATTCATCTAAGCCTGCCATATCAAACCATTCGTTTGCTTTTTCCAAAAGTACTGTCCCTGCAAACGGTCTAAACCATTCACGATTTTTTACAGTGTTTACAATATCTTTGCCTTTTGGATTACGAGGATCAAAAAGGATACTGCGATTACCTAATGCTCTTGGACCACCTTCACTTCGTCCTTGATATATTGCTACTATTTTACCTTCTGTAATTAGTTTTACAACGTCTTTAGCAGTAGTTTTTTTATTTGTAGTGTGTTTGATACTCTCAAGTGTTAAAGTGTGCTGTAGGCCCGTATATAGCGTTTTAAGAGGCCTTTTTGTGGTGTCATTACTAGTTTTATGATGTAGATACTTTGCCGCTCCCCAACTAGTGCCTGCATCGCTAGAAATGGGTTCAATGTATATGTTAACATCTTTTGGTAAGTGTTTTTTATAGTAGTAATTTGCTACACAGTTTAAAAAGTATCCACCAGAAAGACAAATATTTTTATGTCCAGTTTTACCAATAAGTTCTATAATGTCTGTAAAAACTTTTTGCTGTGTTGCTTCTTGTAAAGCACGAGCAAAGTTTGCTTGTATTTGAAAATCTGTAGTGTCTAAATAAGGATAGTTTTTTGTATTAAGTAATA